ATCAGCGTCGTCAACTCCATCAGCTTCTCGGTCGGTGTTCCCTTGGCCTTCTCCACCAACTTCGCTCGGTAGGCCCTGACTTCCTCGGTGGGCTGGTTCTCGTTGCGTTGCAGGGAGCGGCGAATGTCGGCACGCTCACGGTGGTCCGTCCCACCCCAAATGCCACGCTCAAAAGAATCCAGGGCCATCTTCAAGCATTGTTCCCTCACGGGACAACGGTTGCAGTACGACAGCGCCTCCTCCTTGAAAACTTTGCTGGCCTCACTAGACACCGAGCGTGGTCCCGTCGAGGTCTCGTCGTAGGGGAAGAAGATGTTGATGTCCACCCCCTTGCAGGCTGCCTCATCCTGCCAATCCGATGCCCCTGACTGTGCTGGCCCGCTTCGATGGTCCACGACAACCGTGCGTCGGCTGTCGGCAGTCTTGTTACGGATCAGCGCAGCAGCCTCCTTGCACGAGTCACACCGGCACTTCTTCCGGTGGTACATATGCGACGTACCGATCTTGTGGTACGGAGCGGAGCAGCCGGGGTTGTCACAGCAAGACTTCATCCCCCCTCCTCGTCTAGCAGGATGCAGGCGATGATGGCGTAGGAGGCAAGGTCGATCAGGGAATCCCGTGCGCTCTCGTTCTCCAACTTGCCATTCTCAATCAAGCTCTGCAACCGGATGATCTTGTCGTTGGCACGGATCATGGTCCCGATCCAGGGCGAGATCCCCCACCCTGCACTCGCACGGACGTTGGCAAGAAAGTCATCTCCCGTGCCGTAGTCCGCAGACTTCCTCTCATGCGTTGCCTTCAACTCCGCAAGGATCTTGTGGAATCGAGGGTCGCCCTTCTGCGAGGGGGGCATGTAGAACTTCTCGTCGTTGTAATACTCGCTCATCCGAGACCCCAACGCAGGTTCATCCCCACCTCCTGAGCGATCAGCTCAAAGGACTTGACCACCTCGCCGGCCTTGTTCGTGTACTCGGTGGGCTGCAACTCACCCACCACGATCAGCGACGAACCTTTGTGGATCACGGCAGACGCCTGCTCAGCGATTGCCCCGAACATCTTGAGGTCGCACCAGATCGGGACCGAGGTCCACTCCCCGTCCACCTTCTTGCGCACCTCAATGGCGAACCCGACTCCGCACCAAGCGTTGCCTGCCTCCGAGAAACGAAGGGCAGGGTCATCCCCGAGACGACCGATGTATGTGTTCTGCATTTCTCTCTCCTTACTTGGCGATTTCAATGGCAACGGCAACCAAAACGGTGCCGATGATGATGATGGATGCTGCGAGTGCGACGAAGAACCGCTCCATTAGAACGGCCTCTCATCGTGCGAGCCGGGGAAGGCGTCTGCGATCTTGTTCATCGTCCCCGACTGCGGTGCCTGAGTGAGCTTGGTGGCGGCAGCGAAAGCGGCGGCGACCTGCTTCTCACTGAGGAACTTGAACTTCTCACCCTTGCCGTGGATGTCCGTCAGCATCTCGGACGCACCAGGATGCTTTGCTCCCTCAGCGATGGTCGCCCAACGGCTGTCCTCCAAGGCGTTGATCTTGCCGGCTGGGGGTGCCTGCTTGTTGGCAGCGACGGTTGACCGTGCCTGCTCGATGTGCGGAGCAGGGTCGGCGTGCTTGGGCTTGATCGTCGGCATCCCCGAGCCGGCGTTGCCATCGTCATCGTCGTCGGCCACCAGACCAAGGACGCTCATGTACGAGTAGCGACGGGCGTAGGTGACTGCCGATCCCTGTCCCTGCGGGTCGCTCTTGACCAAGTGCAGGCGCATGGCGTGGGCGATGTACTGCCCCGACTCATGCAGCAGGTAGGTGGTCATCGTGTCGTTGTCACCCTCCACGCTGATGTGCTGCGAGATCGACAGCCCATGCTTGTTGAGGATGGGCGATGCCACCGCAACCACCACCGGCAGACCGGCGTACTTGCTCTTGAAGAACGGGTTGCTGCTGTCCTTCGGGATGGCGGTGAACTCTGTCTGCGCTGCACACAGGGCCTTCGCCAGTTCGTTGATGCTCTCACTCTGCATTACTTCTCCTCCTTCGGGAGCTTGATGATCTTGTCGAGGGGGACGATGATCTCCTCGTAGTCCCCATCGGGGTCAGCGATGACATCCGTGAGCGGGATTCGGTGGTCGTAAATCTTCACCACCACCGACTGCACAACGTCAATGACCACGGCCTCACTCCACTCGCCGTACTCCGGCTCAATGTTGATGAGAACGATCTCTCCTGGGATGATGCTCACTTCTCCTCCTTGATGTGCGGGTTGGCGGGGGTGTCGGGACCATCGGTGATGCAGGTCTCACGGTACGAGCAGTAGACGCATTGCCAGGACTTGTCGGTCTCGGGGTTCAGGTGCTCCTCTGCGCCACTGTCGTTGATGGCAAGACGGGGGGGCAGGCGGTCCATGCGGAGCTCATCAAGGATCGTCAACTGACGGGCGATCTCGGCGTCAGCCAGTGGCTCCCACACTTCCTTCGGGATGATCCACTCGGAGATGCAGCGGTTCCACTCCGGCAGTTCGAGGCGTGATGCCTTCTGGCGGGAGATGGCTTCGAGGGCGATGTGGCCGATGATGATGGTGTCGCACCCGTTCGCCTGAGCGTTCAGCGCCGACTGCAAGATGGCGGAGTAGCGAGGACCACCAGGGGCGTTCATGCCACGCTGTCCGGCACCGATGGACTTGGAGTAAGCAGTACCGCCCATGCTCTTGAACTCAAGCAGCACCTTGCCAAGACCGGGGACATCGGGGACGATCCCATCAAAGTGACCCGAGGAGGTCACGACCTGGCTCTTGCCCTCAAACGTGGCCTCGGGGTAGCGGCGCAGAATCGCCTCCTGAATCCACTCATGGATCATGGTGCCGAGCTCCGTGACCAGCGTGGAGGGACCGTCGAACGGCTCGCCCTCCAAGCCAAGGAACGAGTACGCCATCTGACGCTTGCACTTGCCGGCGTCGGAGTAGCGGAACGGGGTGTTGAACGCCTGAGCCTTCTTCCCCTTCTCAGCGTTCGCCTGCATCATGTCCTCAAGGAACAGATGGGTGAACATGGGCTGTCGTGGCTGCATCCAGTCAGACATTGACTTCCTCCTTGAAGATGCCGAGAGATGCCTCTCGGTCCTTGATGTCGCTCCACTCTCGGACCGCATCCTCAAGGATACGGGTCACCAGTGACAGTTCTGTGAGGAGCCTGACTGACGCCTCACCGATACCCAACAGGGCATCGTACTCATCCAGTGAAATCTCCACTGTCTCTCCCTTGGTTTCGTGACCTCTCGGTCAACACAAGGGACACTACACACGCAGTCGGCGCTCGTCAATACTTTCTTTGAGAGAACACTGATGACCGTGGTGAAGGTCGGCCAGCGTGGAGATCAACCTGCTGGGCTGCGGGAGCTGTGCGAGGGGGGCGATGCGATAACTAGCGGCGCATCGAGGGCAGGTCACTGTGAGGTACATCTGAGTCCTTGAACTGAGGAGCGTAGGACTTAGGAGTGTAGTCCCTCAGACGCTTGCCTGTATAACGCCTGCACAGGTAGTCCATTGACACGCACATGATGTCGTAGGAGCCATCCTCAACCTGGTGCTTGACGATGATCCCTCGCCAATACGCTTGCTGCGGACCGAGGTAGTCCTCGTCGTGCATGTAGAACGCACCCGCCACAAGACCGTTCTGCTGCCTGCCGGCAACATATCGGAGTCCATGCAACAGCACCTGCTGGTGACCCATCGTGAAGGAATGGCCGATGGTCTTGAGCCTGGTCTCCATGTTGTTCCCACCGTACGGACGACCGTTCATCTGGTTGTAGAACAGGTGTGCGTAGGCGACCCCATCGAGCCAGAGGATGTGGCGGTAGGGGTGGACCTGCCAACCGCTGCGCTCGTAGTCAAGATCGTCTAGGGAGATAGTGCCTTCCAGCTTGGCATCCAAACTGACAGCACGGTCGATCCGGTCCTCATGGTTCCCGAGGGTGAGGTGACGCTCAGGGTTCCAACGCTTCTCCTTGTACCGCTTGCGGACTTGGTTGTACTCCACCAAGGGCTGATTGAGTACAGACCATGCGTAGTTGCTTGCCTTGATGTCGGCTGCATAGCGGCGTCCTTCCATCTCCTTCTTGCCCTTGTCGTAGAGCGAGAGGGATTCCATGTCAGCGAAGTCGCCAAGACAGATGATCTTGACGTTGGGCTTGTGGGCGAACTCGTCCACGATGTACTGACCCGCCCA